GCAAGGTTGCAAATCTTTGTTTCTGATATAGCCATAATCAAACCTTTAGGAGTCCGGCGGAGGTTTTACCCCCCGCCGGGGTTAAGGGTTAAGGATTTAATGTTAAAAATACATACCCGGTATCGGTCGTATCAGTAACCCAGCCAGTTATACCAACCTTCTCGTTGGTTAAGGCTCCATCATCAACGGCAACAGACCCCGCCGCAACAACATCTCTAAGAACGTTGGTTCCAGCCGTCAAAGCCGTCTTGACCAGCACATTAGAGATACCCCAAGTCTGGCACCAGAAGTAATACGATGCCGTTACCGCTACCGGAGCAACACCGATTATCACACCCGTAGGCGTAGTGACCGGAGCCTGAATCGCGCCATCATAGATGTTCTTGATGATGGTAATTCTGGAAGCGGTAGTAATTGCCTTTGCAAGCGCGTCTTTCAACGTGAACACCAGCGCACCTGGAGCCCCACCTGTATGGGATTCGATGTCATACATGCTGCCCATAGCCGCAGCTGCATCACCATCCGTTACAGCAAACAGACCATCAGCGAAATGATTGGCCGCAAGTGTATCTGTAATGGTGGTAACAGATACTTCCTTCTGCCCTTTAGCAGTTGCCGAGGGGGTAAGGTCATGCTGGTAGGTGGTACTACCTCCGTTTACGGCAGACTGGAGCAAATCACCCGCCACAAGAGCTGCAGCCCCCGCTTTGGCATAATGATACGTCCTGCCGTTCTTCTGATAACGGGTACCTATTGGGAAATTCTTGACTGCACTGATGTCATAAATTCCCTGATTAGGCTCCCCGGTTAATCCTTCATAAAAGTTTTTAACACTCATTTCTATTCCTCCTTTAATCTTCCTGACAAATGACTTCAACAACCTTGGCTTCTTCCATCCGTGTCGCACCAATAGCCATTGAGTAATAAACCTGCGTAGAATAGTTCTTGTCCGGCCTCTGGTCTATCTTCCCTATAGGATTCTGACCTACTGCAAGCAGAATTCCATCCTGCGCCCATGCGAAACAGCTTCTATCTCCAGACCCGCCTCCTGTCGTTGTCCTGTCAAGGGGTAGTCTTTCCGAACGAAGAAATTTAAATCCCATGAACGTGTCGATATCACCCTGTACAAGAGCTTTGACAGTCGCATAATCTGCACTTGTCAGCTTTTCGATTGCCAGAAGATCAGACAATATATTAGCTGAGCACATGAAGTAACGCGGAGTTTCGGGATCAACCTCAGCCGCATCCAACATCTCCTTAGCCTCTGTAAGTTTCGCCAGAGTAAGTGTCCCACTAATGTCTATCTGTTGAGCAGAGGGGAATGTAGTGGATGTCCCGCCTTCCTCACCGGTATAGGCCGTGGATGTAAACGCCTCAATAATAGCGTCATCCATAGCTCGACCCATAGCAAATGCGGCATTCATGGAGTAAGAAGACTGGGGATCAATCAACATCCTGACTTTGTCAAGATCATCAATCAGATCTGCCCAATCGTAATCCACGAGTGCAACTCGCCTTCTTGAGTGGGGAGTGGAAATCAGCGGCGTATCGCCGTGTCGTTCCGTCCTTTTGCGTGCGGTAGTCGCACCTATCTGGTCATAAAAAGCGTTCTTACCTACTTGCGGTTCCTCTCGGACACAAGCCCGCAGGCGAGAACCCTTCTGCTGTGATAATAGCGCTACGTTCGCACTGTATTGCTGCACAAAGGCAGTAGTGATCTCAAATGACATAATTGTAACCTCCTGAAATATTTTTTTCTTTATTTCGGAAAGCTACCCCTGACGGGACTTTACCTACAGTTAACGCCTGCTAGACGGCTTCCTTTCAGCCAGCGTCAGGACTCAAATGAGCTACCCCTTAAAACTCTACCCTCTCTTTGCGAAAGGTCTTGTAATTATAAGTTCTCTCTCTTCCTTCCCCAGATATTCGTATTCGTTTTCCCCGCAATGCCGGGTCAAGACATATCTTTGTGTTGCCAATATACCCATATACATCACTCTCAACACTTTGGCTAAACCTCTCTGTATCCTTATCGAACCTTGTCCCAAGGAAAATAGTATCAGGCTCAATAGTCAATTTTTCTATCACTTTTACGCAGAAGTTGAGAATCATTTCAAAAACCACCAGTTGGCTACCACGGCAATACCTATGCCATATGATACTAAGGCTAAGCCTTGCTCCCAGCTACTCGCCAGCCAAAAAGTTCCTAAAGCCATGAGCATAACCCCTACTACGAAATTCATTTCTCCTCCGGGTACATTTGGCGATAAAGCTCTTGCATCCCCTGAACGGCTGCTGCATGTTCCGGGTGCCCTTTAATGTGGTAAGGATGTTTTGGGTCGCCAAGAATCTTGTTAATTTCGCCTTGAACTTCTGTAGGTGTCGCAATCTGCTGTGTGCCCTTCAGCTTATCTTCGGAAATTGCACCGCCTATCTTAGCAAATAGCTTTATCATTCTTGGATCATTTCCAAGACTCTCATCTAATGCCTTTACATCGTCTTCGTCTGTAAACGCTCTAACAGCTGTATGAGCTAATTCAAGCTTCTGGTCATATGCTGCTCCCCATTCTTTCTTTAGGGCCGCCACAGCCCCATTGTATGCGTCCTCACGCTCCTTCTCTGCTGCTGTATAGGACTCGACAACAGCTCCGTTGTACCAGTCAAATAAATCTTTAGCTTGTTTGGGAAGAAGGCCGGTCTTGTGGGCAACAGATTTGAATGCTTCCACCGTCTCATCGCTCCAGGGTAAGTCTTCCGGTAATCCTTCCGGCTTTGCTAACTCATATCCTTCGCTCTTTTCCGGCCGACCAAGTTTGTCAAATACTCCCAGCCAGTCCTCATCGGTTGACTCGCTACCGGGAATAACAATCTTGTCCTTCCCAATCAATTTCTGGCTTGAAACCAGCATCTTGGCCATTGCCGGGAAGTCCTGAATACTTTTCAGGGTTGGATCTTCCCTTAGGTCTTCTGGTAACGACTCCATCCAATTCTCTGTAAAACTTCCATCCTCCGCGATGATCTGCCCGTTTCCGGAATCTTCACTCATTATTTGCCTCCTCTTGTAGTTTTTTGTCTAAATCTACTGTTAAGAATTTGTTTATTCTCAAGTACACATTACGCATACCAAGCGAGAATGCCGTTGTGTCACTTTCACCCCTCATAAAACAAGGGTTATTGTAACCACAAAACGTCTCTAAATCCTTTAAAACCTTTTGCCCGGATTCGGAATTGAACGTTACACGATAATCTATCAGTAATTGGTTATCCACTTATCGCCTCCAATGGACTGCCAGCCTCTACTTTCTTCGATACCTTTGGAACCGCATCCGCTATCTGCATCCCCGCTTCAAGCATCCGTTGTTCTTGCGCCTGCTGTTGCTGTTGCTCAACTATCTGCGCTACTTCTTCCTCCGATCTTAACCAGTCCACAGGGACGCCTAATCGCTCGCAGACACCTCTTGTAATCTTATCTTCATTGAGGTTAATCATAACAGCGGGGTTTGTTTCCGCAAGAGGAGCTATATACCCGATTGCATCCCTCATCGCCTTAACTTCTATGAGCTTCATCGCAATAGCCAACTTGCCAAGGTATTCTATCTCATACGCCTCTACACCTTCGGGGGGAGGTGGTAGCTTGCCTGCCCTTAATAGAATCCCCATCACTCGTGAGACTAAGGGGCTAAACAGTTCGGACTGTAACCGCCCCAGCATAGGCCCCAAAAGAACGAGCTTCTCTTCAACCCTTTCAAGAACCTCGGTTGCGGTCATGTTGGTTTTGTCTGCTAAGAGTAAGAAGAGATCAACAAAGAAAGCCCTCTTGATTGCCTCCCTTCTCTGATTTTCCATCTCCAACCCCAACCCGATATCACCACCAGTTTGCAAAGGTTCTACTCGGTCTTGTGTGCCCGCCCGGTAATACATCAGGCCACCCGGAATAGTCTTAAACGGCGAGATAAAACCATCATCCGGGACTTGTAACGGTGGGTCAACTACTTTTTCAGCAGCCTTTAGAGTCGTTTTCACCATCTTATTTAAAAGCTTAATCTCCGGCAACATCTTCATACCGGGAGACCTGCCATATATTTCTGTCGCCTCTTTGTCCAAGCGTGTTACCATAAACGGTAGCTCGGTATACCCACCCTCTTCGATTATCTTTTTATCTTTGACGGCTATATAAACCGAAGCAAAGGGAAGGTTCTCTTTATCTATCTTCGTGTCGTCCCGTTCGACTCTCGGATAAACGGCATGAATGAACTCAAACTCATCATCCTTCTTGTCTTTGTATGCCTTCTGGACGGTCTTTCCAACATTCTCTTCGCCCCATTCCTGAACCGCCTGCCGTGCTGTGTACGTAAACTTTCGATATAATGTATCAACCAAACCCTTATTGTTTTCTGCAATAACGTATGTTGAGATATGAAATTCCCTGAAGTTTAATGCGGTTACTTCGCCCTGCTCTACAAAAAGACACGCCGTCCCTATACTGCCGAGGGTTTTGAAATAGCTGTGAATCATCTGGCCATAATTTGAAACAGAAAGCTCCTCCAATAATATTCTGGTTGCTTCTCCGAACCAATCATCACCTTTCCCAGGATTCTGGTCTTTCAACAACAGCCACCTGCCATTACACAGATGCCCGTATAAACCCGCTGCAAAGACATCGTTAGAGTCTATAGCAGTACAGTCAAAGACTTTATCCATCCGGGCCCCGCCCTTTGTCTTGACGGTGCTTATACCGCCCCTCCGAGGGGCAACGTAGTCTGTTACAGACTCCCACATGGACTCCCAACTTGTTCGGCCACTCTTGAGCTTGTCGAATCGCCTGATTATGTCTTCAACGTTTTTTTGCATGTTGACTTGCCTTTATTGCCCTACCTTGTCTGGCGGCTCTTGATTTTGCACCTTTCCCCCGATAGACCTTGCCGGACTTTCCCCATCTGTACGCGCCTTTGGCTACTCTATGTACTGGCATATTATTCACCCAATAATGATTTTTTGCCGGTCTTGGCTTCCTCCTGAACACCTTGACCGCCTGTGAGTATAGTTGACCTTCTGCCCCTCATCTTCCGTATCCTCTCCCTCTCCCTCGCTTTAGCCGCTTTGACTTCTGCGTCTGACTCTTTAGGGAGTGGCGGTGGTGCCTGTATTATCGGCGGTGGTGATGATGATCCTCCTCCAAAAAAACTCATGTTATACCTCCAACATATTATATTCTGACTCTGCTACTGTCTGGACTGGCCGTCTGCGATTACTCACCGGCGGTGACAGCCTGAACTCCGGGTCTGTTATCCTCGCTAAACAGTCCAGCATATCGTCATGCGCGCAGAACGGGAACGCCTTGAACTCCTCATGGATAAACGCCTTAACATTGTCCTCCTGAACTCCCTCATAGTTTACGTGTACAGCCCTATCAGGGAGCCATATCCTGTGATCTTCGAAGAGTGGTATCAATCCGGTTATTCTGTCATGCTTTGACACCTGCCCGCTTAATGGAGTAATCACAAACCTATAGTTCTCCTTTGCCATAACAGTCTCAAAGTATTCAATATCCGCCTGCATTCCGTATTTCTCGTAGCC